GGAACGTTTTCATCTTTTTGCTGGTTTTGTTATTGGCATTGCTCAGTCTATGGGAATAAAACTTAGATGGGGTGGAGATTGGAATATGAATTTTGAGGTAGATGACAATAACTTTGATGATTTTCCACATTTTGAAATAAAGGAGTAATTATGCCACAAGGTAAAGGAACTTACGGTTCTAAAAGAGGTAGACCGCCAAAGAAAAAGAATAAAAGTAAGGCTAAACCTAAGAAAAAGTATTAGTGTATACAGTAAATATAGACCATAAAGATGTGGGAAATACTACATATACTATCTACAGAAAAGAAGAAGCGGACAAAAAAGGTATTAAGTATGTATACTGGAAAATGGTTCAACCTGGGGGATATGCTATATCTGATGATGATTACGTTGCTAAATGCATTAATCGTAAGGAGTATCAATCTAATCATGACAAAAGCAATATATATCTCAGGTTCCCATGGGGTTACACTTTTTTTAATCCTAAATATGCTTCTAAGAAATTAAAGGTATCAGGTAGAAAGACTAATACTACAATGACTGGCAAACCTATGCTAGAAGTTAAGTCTAAGCAAGATATGATGAAAAACCTTGCTAAAGCCTATTCTGTTACATGGGACTATAATTTAGCACTTGATATGGTGCTTGGTAGCTATACGCCTTCTGAATTTAAAAAATGGAAGCGTATGATGAAAACGGAGGTTTTTGATAAAATGATAAAAGAAGAACTAGCAGATTTATTGTCTGACCACGGGTTAGATAAGACCTATACTTTAGATTTATTTTCTCAAGTAATAGCTATGGCTAAAGATAAAAAGGATGTTACTAATTTAATGCGTGCTGTAGAGAATTTGCAAAATATGCATGGAATGAAAGAGAAGCAACTTGTTAAAACAACTGAAAAACTAGAAGCTATAAGTAATACTAAACTTATTGATGAGTTAAGAGAAGAAGAAGATAAGCTTATAGCAACAAAAACAACTACTGAGGAGAAATAATTAATCCTAAAATTTTAAATCAAATAGCAAAAGTTTTTGCTAAATCTAAACAGCCTAGTTCTAGACAAATAAAAAATAAAGCTTCTGAACTTTTGCTTAATGATAAAGCAATGAATAGATATAAACAAAATTCTATAGATAGTTATAAGCAAAGTGTTAATTCTAAAACTTTATCTAAAAAATGGGATGAATATGTAAAACAATTTGAAGATTTAGGTTTAACTGCAAAAAGTAGTCCTTTACCATCTAAAAAAAGTTACATTAGTCAAAATTTAAAAAGTAGAGATAAAAATATAAAAAGAATATTTGATAGTCCAAGCTTTCCTTATTGGTATGAAAGTTCAGTAAAAAAAGCTATAAAAGATGTAAATGTAAAGATATTAAAGAAAGATAAAGCTTTAGTAGGTGGTACTGTAGGTCAATACAATCCATCTACAAATGTAGCTAAAATATTATCTAAACAACCAAATAGAGATATAACGGACGCTGGTGTTCACGAAATTAAACACGCAGTTCAATCTAGAATGATGGATAATCCTAATATGAATATAATGAGATTAGACCCTAGTACTACAGCAATGCCATCTGGTCAGCAAGGGCCATATAGAGCAATAAAAAATTTAATAGATAAAAATTTAGTAGATATTCCTTCCTTAGGGAGTAAAAGAAGACCTCGTTTTAATTATTTAAAAGACCCAGAAGAAGTTTCTGCAAGATTGGAAGAATTAAGGTTACTAAAAAATAGGCCTGGTAAAATGGGAGGCAAAAACAGATTTGATGAATTAAAAGGACAGGGTAAAATTCTAGAGGCAATAGGAGCAGAACCAAATGTTAAGACTGGTAATAGAGCTTTAGATGATTTAATAGAAATTTTTGGTAGCTCTTCTAAAGTTTTTGATTTAGAAAAAGCTATTTGGGGACTAGCTCCAATTGGTATCAGTAGTAGTTTATTAGGAGATGTATTAGAGACGGAACAATAATGGATTACGAAGAACAATATAGCCAAATGCAGGCTTTAAAAAAGCTTCGTAATAATATGGCGCTGTTCGGAAGGCACTGCTTCCCTACAGCCCTTAGAAAGAGTACACCACCTTTTCACAAAGATGTGTATTCTTATCTAGCTAATGACGACAAAAGGAGGGTGTTAATTGCAGCTCCCCGTGGTACAGCAAAGTCTACAGTTACCACCCTCATCTTCCCTTTATGGAGATTAGCTTTTAAAAAATCTGATGAAGATTTATTTATTGTTATAATATCTGAGTCACAAACTCAGTCTATAAATTTCTTATCACGTATTAAATATCATTTAACTCATTCAGATAAATTTAGCTCTATATTTGGAGACCTTGGTCCTACTACAGCTAAAAGATGGACTAATAATGATATAGTATTAGCTAATGGAGCTAGGATTATAGCTGTAGGTACTGGACAAAGAGTTAGAGGATTTATTGAAGGAGATACTCGTCCTAATCTTATTATAGTAGATGACTTTGAGTCAGAGTTAAATGCATTTACTCCAGAAGCTAGGGCTAAAAACAGAAAGTGGATTACAGAGGCTGTAATACCATCGTTATCTGATGAAGGTAAAATAGCTATGATTGGTACAGTAATATCAGAAGATTGTTTTTTATATTGGGCTAAAGATTCTCCAGCATGGAATGTTTTATGGTATTCTATATGGGACGAGGATGAAAAAAGCATATGGCCTGAAAGATTTCCTAAATCAAGAATAATGGAAATTAAAAAAGAATTTGCATCTGTAGGAAACTTAAATGGTTTCTATCAAGAGTATATGAATATAGCCCAATCTCCTGATATGGCTCCATTCAAACCAGAATGGATAAAAATGCATCATTATGACTACAAAAGAATTAATGGACAAAATTGTCTAGTTAGGACTATAGATGGAAAAGAAGAGATTAAACCAATTGAAATCTATTGTGGAGTTGACCCTGCTAGTAGTCTTTCTTCCACTGCCGATTACTTTGTTGTTGCTACAATGGGTATTGACTCCGATAATAATAAGTATATTGTTGATGTTTATAGGGATAGAATTAGTCCTGCAGAACAGCCTCAAAAGCTTATTGACGTTTTTAAGAAGTATAAACCTAAAAGGATGAAAATAGAAACAGTAGGTTATCAAGAGGCTTTAAGAACAGCAGTTAGAGAACTTATGTTAAAAGAAAGTTTGTATATACCAGGTCTTGAAAAAGGTGTAAAACCACGAAACAGAAAAAGTGAACGGTTATTATCTTTAGTCCCTTTATTTGCTAAAGGCTCTTTTTATTTTAGACCACAGGATAATATACCTCAACAAGAATTTTTAAGTTACCCTAGAGGAAAACATGATGATGTTATGGACGCTATATGGACAGCATTGGATGGTTCAAAACCTTCTAGAGTGAAAGATTTTGATAAAGATGATGATTATTTAAGTAAACCAAAGAAAAAGCTTGATTGGATGACCCTTTAAGTTGTATATTAAGTTGATAAAAACTAGGCAAACTATTGGATAAACAGGACAACAAAGTCGTAGATACTACGATACAGTTATATAAGGACTATAGCAAAAAACGAGATGCTTGGGCTAAACAGGCTAAAGAAGATAAAGAATTTCGTTTAGGTAGGCAATGGACTAAAGACCAAGCAGAAACGTTAGAAGCTAGAGGTCAAGCTCCTATTGTTGTTAATAGAATACATCCAGCAGTAGAAACAGCAAAAGCAATGCTTACTGCTAATAGACCGTCTTTTAGATGTTCCCCAAGAGAAGATAGTGATAGAAAAGTAGCTAATGTAATGAGCGCATTACTTTCTTATATGTATGATATATCTGATGGTAGAAGTGTTATTAGACAAGCTATTGATGATTATTATGTAATGGGTGTAGGATATATTAATATATATCAAGACCCTATGATGGATATGGGTAAAGGTGAAGTTTGTATGCACGATATAGACCCTCTTGATGTATATGTAGACCCAAATTCTAGACACAAGTTTTTTGACGATGCAGAAAATATAATAGTCTCTCGTTTATTTAGTAGAGAACAAGCTAAAAAATTATATCCAAAATACAAAAAAGAAATAGATGATGCATCTGGAGAGCAAGACTTTAATGCACCAGAAACCGCAAGAGATAACGACAATAAAGTATTCTTCCCAGAAGATGTAGGTTTATTGCATGAACAAAGTGAATATGTAAGAGGTTATGAAAGATATTATAAAATAGATGTTAAAAAAATAAGAACATTTGAAACATTTAGCAAAAAAGAAGAATTACTCGATGAAGAAGAATTTAACCAATATATAAAAAGACCAGCTTGGATAATACAAGGACAAGTTGTAGTTGATGAAACGCAAGCTCAACAATTAATATCTCAGTTAATGCAACAATGGGAAATGCAAAAACAACAAAAAAGAGATATGGATTCTCAGCAAATGGCTCAAATTGGCCTTGGTGCTGATGCTGAAGTTCCTGAACCTGATATTCCTGCTCCTCAAATAGAGCAAACTGATTATCAAGGTTTAATTATGAAACAGCTTATTCAAACGGTTCATATATCTGTTACAAGAATTAAACAATGTGTTATAATTGGAGAGACTGTTCTATATGAAAGAATTTTACCTATTGACCAATACCCTATAGTTCCTATGTGTAATTTACATACTAGGACTCCTTATCCTACATCTGATGTAAGAATGGTAAAAGGATTACAAGAATATATAAATAAAACTCGTTCTTTAATTATTGCTCACGCTACTACAAGTACTAATACTAAAATATTAGTTCCTGAAGGTAGTGTAGATATGAAAGACTTTGAAGAAAAATGGGCACAGCCTGGTGTTGCTATACCTTATGACCCTACTGATGGTGCTCCAGTAACAGTACAGCCTAGTCCGTTACCTAACGAATTATACAGTAATGAAACTACAGCTAAAAATGATATTGACCATGCTTTAGGTTTATATGAAATGATGAGCGGTAATTCTGCTTCAGCACCTCAAACATATAAAGCTACTATAGCTCTTGATGAATTTGGTCAAAGAAAGATTAAATCTAAATTAACTGACATAGAACAAGCTTTAGTAAGAGTAGGTCAGGTAGCTATACCTTTAATGCAACAATTGTATAGTATAGAAAAAACATTTAGAGTTGTTAATCCAAATAACTCTATGAATGAATATGTAGTTAATAAAAGACTATATGATGATAAAACTGGAGAATTACAAATTTTTAACGATATAACAATCGGAAAATATGATGTGGTCGTAGTCAGTGGTAGTACATTACCTACTAATAGATTTGCTGAACTTGAGTTCTATTTAGATGCTTACTCTAAAGGGTTAGTAGATAAACAAGAAGTTCTTAAGAAAACAGAAATCTTTGATATGGAAGGTGTAATGCAAAGAACTGACCAGATTGCTCAAATGGAAGGCATGATTAAACAACAACAAGAGCAGATTGAGAAACTTGAAGGAGACTTGCAAACTAGAGATAGAGAAGCAGTCAATCTTCGTAAGAAAGTTGAAGTCGAGAAGTTTAAAACACAACTTGATAAAACTAAAAACAAAACTGAATCTGCTGGCGTCTTGTTTGAAAAAAGGCTCGATGATAATCTCGCTACAGTTAAGCGTCAAATAAAAGACGCAACTAAAAAAGAAAGCTCACCCTCTAAGTAGCATAGAGGCAGCTAAAAATAGGAAAAGAAAATGGACGCACTAGAAACAACCAACAATACAGACACCCCTGAACCTCAGGGCTCTGAACAATTATCGGTAGAAGAAGCGTTTTTTAGTAATACCGAAACACCAGAAACTGGAACAGAAGCTCCTTCAAGGACACCTTCTACAGAGCAGCCTCAAGTTGATGATGTACAAGCTAAAAATGATGCTAAAAGATTTGAATTTTGGCAATCACAAGCTAACAAAGAAGCTAATGAGAATGCAAATTTAAGGCAACAAGTTCAACAAATGCAAGGTGCTTTACAGCAAGCCAATACACAGGCTCCTGTTCAGCAGCAAGAGCAAAATGTAGAACAGTTTCCTGAACCTCCAGTTAAACCTGAAGCGCCAGCTGGATTTTCCAGAGCAGAAGCGATGGAAGACCCAAATAGTGCAAGTGCAAGGTATTTAAATGATACTGAAGCATGGAGAGACCAGATGATACAATACAATGCTTACAAAAGCGAATATCAAACTGCTCTTATATCTGAACAATTAGAACATGAAAGAGCTCAAAGAGTTCAAGAAATACAACGAAATGAAGCTATTGCCGCTCAAAGACAACAGTTAAATGGAGTGTATAATCAGGTACAAGGACAATATGGATTAAGCCAAGAAGAAGCAGCTGATTTTGTAAACACAATGTCAACTCCAGATTCATTATCAATGGATAATTTAGTCTCTTTGTATAGACTTAAGAAGGGAACAGGTCAACCAGAACAGCAAACGCAATCTGGCCCTAGCGATACGTTTAATCAACAAGCTAGAGCTCAACAGGTTCCGTCTCCTATGGGAGTTTTGCCTTCTCAACAGAATGACCCTCAAGGAAGTGCAGAGGATGGAATTATGAACTCGATAATAGAAGGTTATAAAAAAAATAACCCTTGGTAATTAAAATCCTACTCGAAGGTCTACGCGACAGCTGAGAGAGGGTACAAAATGAAACGGAGATAAACAATGGCGAATTTTTATTCACCAAATGCAGGTAACGCTGTCCAAAGCGCAGTCTCTATCAATGATAGTAGACGTTTGTTTAATTTTGGAGAACGTGTTGCAGAGCTTGCTCCTCAGCAAAGTCCATTTTTTGTATACTTAAGCAAAGTAGCGAAAAAAATGACAGACGACCCTGTATTTAAATTCTTAGAACAAAGACATCAATGGCAACGTAAAAATATGAAAGCTGTTGATGGCTGGACATTTACATTGGATGCTGGAACACCTCCAACATTAAATGACACTGGTGGCGATGTAGCAGCTGCTGTTGAGGTATACTATGATGAATATGGTAGAATATCTGCAACAGGAAAACAACCTAAATTTTTAAAAGGTGGCGATGTTTTAGCTGTAGCATGTAATGATGGTGTAGTACGAAGATTTAGAATTAAATCTGGTGACTACCTAGATAATGCCACAGATGCAACTGAAACTAATATTTTAGTTAGAGACGAATCTGCTACTGTTGAATCAGGAGTAGAATTTGTTGGAGACAACTGGCCAGTTGATGGTACAGATGTAGTAGTTGCAGCTGGTGCTAATATCCAAGTAATTGGAACAGCATATGGTGAGGGTGGAACAGCCCCAGACGGTTGGGAAGACTCACTATTTGATAGAGAAGGATATTGTCAGATTTTTAAAACTGGCATGAACCTTTTCTCAAATACTGCTTTAGCGACTCGTTATAGAGGTAACTCAAATGAGTTTCAACGTATTTGGACTGATAAATTAATGGAACACAAAATGGACATTGAGCATTCAATGCTTTTTGGAATTGGTTCTGCTAACGGAGGTGCCGCTGGTGGTACAGTCGATGAGCAAGGTGTTACATCAGGTCCTGTTAGATACTCACATGGTATAGTTCCTTATACTGAATCGTTTGGTAAAGTATATACAATGAGTTATGCTTCTTCAGGCTATGACGCTTTCTTAGATGCAATGGAAGATTTCTTTGCACCTGAAAGTGGAAATAGTGGAAACAAACTTGTATTAGCTTCAAGAAAAGTAATTACTTATTTGAATAAAATGGGTAACGGCTCTTTCTTAAACAATACAGTTGGTTCTTCTCAATATAGATTAGATGTGCAAAATATTAAAGGTGCATTTGGTCATACTGTAACAATGGTAAATACTATTTTTGGTAACTTACACTTTGTTGCTGAACCTTTATTAAGAGGTCCATGGGAAGACTATTGTGTTGCAGTTGATATGGGTAATGTTGCTTATAGACCACTAGCTGGTAATGGTATAAGCAGAGACACATTCATTGAAACTAACATTCAAAATAATGATGTTGATGGTAGAAAAGACCAAATTATTACTGAGGCTGGATTAGAAATCAGCTTACCAGAAACTCACTGTATTATTAAGTTTACTTAAGAAGGGGGTGAATAATGGCTTTTACTAAAACTCATATGGGTAATGGTTGGGTAAAACTATCAGAAGCTTCTGCTGCTTTAGCTTCAGGAACTAGTGCTGGTGTTACTAGTACTGCTATAACAGGCGCTGACTTAAAAGATATAGTTGACGCTGGAGGTTATATGCTTCAAGTAGCTATAGCTGATACTGGTACAGTTGTAGCTGATACTTCGATTCATGGTGTTCAAGACGATGAATCTACTTATCAATCTATAGCAACTGATATTATAGACAACCAAGCTCAAAATACAACTAAGTTATATAAAGTGAGTTCTGCTCCCGCATCTCCTGGTATTAAGTTTAATACCACAAAAGATAGTGGTTCTGGAACTGCTGTTGTAACTTGGACAGTTATGTATCATGATGGAGGCCCTGCTGCTTCTGATGTAACAATCGGAGGAGTTGGAGCTGACCCATCATAATCAGTAAATAAACTATAGGGGCCTTCGGGCCCCTATTAGGAGAAATATGACAAAGACAAAATATAAAATGGTAAATAGTACAAGTGTTGGAAAAAAATATCAATCAAAGGTAAGTTCCAACAATACTAGAAGAAAATTTAATAAGAAGAAAAAATGATTAAACCTATAGATAAAATAACTTCTCTTGTTAGTAATGATTTAATCTCTTTATTTGGAGATTCTGTTATTAATAACTCTTTTGAAGAAGCTTGGAAAACTACATTAGGGATTTTAACAGATGATGCAATTCATGATTCTCTTGTTAATACCACTTTAAATTCAAGGTATTACATGCTAGAAGATTCTCAAGGTGTAAGTTCGTGGCTTATAGATGGATTTACCAAAGATAAAAGACTTATTTCTGTTGAAAGACAAATATTAAACTCATCTCCAGCTGTTTACTATCCCGCTAGAAGTCTTGATAGTTTAAAAGCTTATAATTTAGCTTTAAATTCTGATAGTATTTATTACGAAAACAACAAATATTTACCTAGATATTTTACAACAACTGGAGGTCAATTAAATATAATCCCTAAAGATGCTATAACTATTGGCGAGTCTACTACTTATAATCATCCAAAAGCAAGAATATTTTGGATTAGTATGTTAAAATTTAATCAAAATGGGGGGTTTTATGGAACGTTTGATTTAACGGGGAAAAACCTTTCTGATATAGAAGAAGCTGCAGAAGATACAATATTTTATGGAATACCTACAGATGCAAAAGAATTAGTTTATTTACAAACTGCTATCAATTTAATCCAAAATTATATGGCAGATTTTGTACACGAAGAAGAAGATACTGAGTTAACTACTTTATTAGCTTCTCAAATAGCTTCATTAAATTCAGCAAAACAAGAACAATATAAGTATATTTTAGCTAAATACGGAGGGGATGTTCAATTAAATGAATAAACTACAAATACTTGAATTATTAGAAAAGCATCATCCTCATTTATCTAATAAGCAATCAGAACTTTATTTAGAAAGCGCTGCAAATATAATAGCTGAAGAAACTTTAGTTACTAAAAGAACTTGGCTTATTAATTCAGTAGCTGGTCAAAGATGGTACAATTTAGATGCGTCTATAATAAAAATAGAAAAGGTTTATTTTAATGATGTTATGATTCCTAGATTAGTAGGAGATATTAGTATTGATGACGATGAATTTACAAGTCCAGCAGATAGTTCAGACACAGCTTTAGCTACTCCTATTGGTAATTCAGAAAACAAAAGATTTTGGAAAATTAGTAGTTATGACTCAAGTAGTGAAGGAACAACTCCTACAGACAGATTAGCTATAATTGAGAGAGTAAACAACTCTATTACAAGGGATGGGAGAACAGTTGATTATCAATCTTGTTCAGTTTCTGGAACTTCTAATATAAGAGTATATGGAATATGTATACCTCCTAATTTTGAAAGTAGTGAAAATAATGATACAGTTGCAGGGCCTTTAGAGCTTATACCTGCACAATTTCACGATGTTTTACTAAATGGGGCTATAGCTAGAGGTTATAAAGACCCTGAAAATATAAATGCTGATTTACTAAGTTTTTTTGATGGGCAATTTAGAGAAGGTATAAAAAGAATTAAGAAATTTGAACGTACTAAAACAACAACTGGGTTTATAAAACCCTATGATTTTTAAGGAGAAATAAATGGACCTGAAAGAAATGGTAGTTGATTATATATTTAATGATGAGATGAAAGAAAAAATAATCACTAAACTAAATGATAATGTAGACATACCTATTATCTCAGAAAAAACAGAAGAAAAAATTATCACAGCGATATATGATTCTGTTGAAGAGGTAGTAAAAGAAGCTATAATGAAGTAATGATAGAAAAGCTATTTGTTCTACTTAATGATATAACTGATAAAGAGACTGGAGATATAGTTGAAAGAATTGGTGTTGAAAGCAATAAAGAATATAAAACAAAGCCTGAAAAATGCCCTAGTTGCGGTAAAGAAAGTATTGCAGGTTTGGAAATAATAGGAACTTATGATAGTTCTTTATTATGGCAGTGTATTAAATGCGGAGATAGATTTTTAAAATTAGGTAGAACAAAAACCTTAGAACTTTTGGAAGGCGCGACTTCCGCTTGGACTAATCCCAATGATTGGGGTGAAATAGACAAGACACTAAACTAAGGAGAAATATGTCAAAAGACAAAGGCGTTTTAAAGCGTGTAATTGTCACACCAGACAAACATGCACCTTTGGAAGATAAGGCAGCAATAAAGGTAGTAAAAAAAGCAATAGAAATAATAAAGCCTGATGCTTATGTAGATTTAGGCGATGTAGGTGAATGGGCAAGTGTATCTCACTGGCAATGGAAAGCTAAGAAAAAACCGCCATTAGAGTACATTATACCTAGAGTTGACAAGGATGTAGAAGGTGTCAACGAGCTTCTTGACAGTATAGATGAATCTTTAGATAAAGTAAACTGCACAGAGAAATACTTGTGTGGAGGTAACCATGATGAGTGGTGTAATATGTTTGTTAATGAACACCCTTATTTACCTCAATATAAGTTTCATACAGCAGTTGATTTAAAGGGTAGAGGATATAAGTATTATCCTGCTGATTTAGAACCTAAGAAATGGTTAAAGATTGGTAAACTACATTATTATCATGGGCATCATAAATCAGGTATGCATCATGCAAAAGCACACTTACAATTAGGTGCTAATGTAATGTATGGACACCATCATGGGCTACAGCAAGCTTCTGTAACTCATATAGATGGCCCTAAGTCTGCCTGGAGTATGGGGTGTTTAAAGGATATGAGTCCTGAGAAGAATAAATGGCTAGGTGGTAGAGCTATCAATTGGGCACATGCTTTTGCAGTAGTTGATTACTTTAGAGGAGGTTTATTTACTGTACATGTTGTACAAATAATAAATGGCAAAACCTCATTATGGGGGGAGCTTATAAATGGGAACTAGACTAGATGGAAAACGAATTAAAGGATTTAGTAGGTCAATACAGTTGGCTGTTTGTAGCTGGTGGTGCAATTCTTTTCTTTCGTTCAGCAATAGAGGGTGTAGTTGAAGGGTTAAAAGTATTTCTTGGTAATGACCTTAATACAGACGATGTTATTACCTTAGATGAAAGGCCTGCTAGAGTTGTAAGAGTAGGTATATTTAAGACAATATTCTTTGTTTATAACATTGGATGTGTAAAAGGAAAGCCTTATGTTAAAGGCGGTAGTAAAATGGCAATACAAAATGATAAGCTAAAAGACCATAGCATAGAGAAACCACTGCCCATGTTAGATTTAACTAAATGGGAAGCAGAATGTGAACAGGAGAAAGATGATTGATACCACTATAAATATAGCTAATGTAGTAACTATTGTGACTGTAGCGGGTACTCTATTTTTTACCACTGGTAGTTATAGCCATAAGATAGATACTGTTAAAAATGACCAAGATAAATGATTTAAAAGTAACTACTGCTAAAATAGAGACTAAAATAGATGAACGATTTGATAGAATCGAAGATATACTAATGGATAAATAATGATAGTTCCTAAAATGCTAATCAATCATGTTGCAGGAGCTTTAACTAAACATTTTAAGTTAGATAAAGTAATGGCTTATGTATTTGATAGAAACGAATTAGATACAAAAGTAGAAGAATTAGAAAAAAGAATTAATATTATAGAAAATTTTAAATGTAATTATAAGAAGGAGGAGAAGGATGGCTAGGTCGTACGGAACAGCCACATTAACATTAACTGTAACTGAATCTATATCATTAAATAGTAAAGATGAGGGTCAAACTCACTCACATAGTATTTCAAATATATCTGATATTTACAGAAGAACAATGACAACAAATACAACTACTGATACAAGTATAGTTTCATTTAGTAGCTTATTTGGTGCTGGTCAATTTGTAGCTGCTGATATAAGATATATAAGAATAACAAATCTTGATGATACTAATCATGTAACTTTAACTTTAACAAATACAAGTTCTGATGAAGTCGCTATAAAGGTAGATAAAGGACAATCGTATATTATATGTCCTGATTTAACTGGAGGAGTAGCAGATATATTTGATGCAAATCAAACTACATTATCTTTTACAGATGCTACATGCGATTATAATGATGACCCAACAATAACTTGCGATTCAAGCGTTAAGATAACGCCTGGATTATTTGTTTCAGGAACTGGTATACCAGCTGGAGCATATGTATCTTCTGTTAATACTGCAGGAGCAGTTACATCGTTTGAGTTAAGCGCGTCTACAACAGGTGGTGCAGTATCAAATGGTACTTTAACATTTACACCTGCATTACAAGACTTATCAGGAATAACAGCTAAGTCTGATACAGCTTCTGTTGATATAGAATTATACATGGCTATGGTATAGTAAATGGCTGTTGAGTCTAAAGAAGTAAATAAGTTTACTGGTGGTCTTGTTGGAACAGTTTCTGAAACTGATTTAGCTAATGATTTCGCTACTTTTTCATTAGATATTGATTCTGATATTGAAAAAGGCTCTCTTAGAGGAATTAAGGGAGACTACATTTTAGACAAAGAAAATGGTTGGGAGCTACCTAGGTACGCTAGATGGGTTATAAGGCTTGTAACAGCCAATTCTAGCACAATGAACAATACATCGTTCTTTGTTTATGGGTATAATAAGACATTTTTAGTACTTATACAAAATTCTTCTACATCTGTTCCAGCCTCTTTACAAGTTATAGCAGATAGTAATAATGCTGAAGTAGTACAAGTTGTATGGTCAGATAATGATTTAACAACTTTATTATCTGAATTAAAGAAAAGATTATCAGCGTTAACTACTCCTACTATTTTAAATAATGTAAGTGGAATAGGCCAATATTTTTCTTTAAATACATATGAAGAAATTGTGTCTGAAGCAGATACAAGGTATTATGTTATTATAAGAAGTAACTTTTTAGGCAATATAAATCCTCCAGAATCTCCTCTTTTTTTAAATACAGCAGATGCTAATTATAGTACAGATATATTTACATCAGGAGATATAACTACAGCTAATATATTATATCCAGATAGCGATAAATATAGTCATTTAGCATCATGGGATTCTACTAGAGATGGTAAATTTGTTAGAGGTAATGGAATGCTTCCTGATTCAAATTCTGATGATAATCCATTTTCATTTAAATTTTTAAAACCAGTAAATCAAAAAGGTAGTTATAATTTATTTGGTATAACACATGCTGCAAAAGCAGTTTTATTAAAAAACGTAGGTACAGATAATTTTTCATCTATTAATTTAGGTAATATATCAAGTTCTGTTAATGGTTTTAATATATCAGCAGAACAAAGAAATAAAAACTTATACATAGGTACTGGTAATTTACCTTCTAATTATGCCTTATGGTTAGGTGAAATAGATAGACCACAATTAGATGTTAATTATGATGAACAAACTATTTTAACTAGAAGTTCTTTAGAACAAATGCCAAATTATCATGGTGAACTTTCTTTAGATAATATGGTTGTTCCAACACTTCATTATGGTTTAAATAGTGATAATGGAGGTATAGCTGGTTCAGCTAGTATTTTCGCTAATGCAGATGGTACTGATGAGTTTGCTACCAGTGTTTCTGGGCACTATAGAAGGACTGTAAATCAATGGGCTATGAAATGTTTAGAAAATTCTACAGGAACAGCACCAACTAACTACAGCAGCTTTAAAAGAGGTATGATATTTAGATTAGATTTAGGTCAAGGTTTAGAAGCTACTAGTAATGCATTAGCTGGAGCATACGATGGAGCTACTATAGCTGGTGATAATGATGCGTTTACCCATTTAAGACTTTTAAAGTCTTTTACTAAAGGTGATATAACTAAATCAGCTTATATAGGTTCTGATGGTCATGAAGATGAAACTCCAACTTCTACAAGCGATGTAGAGATAGAAGATGAAGCATATACTGGACATGGAACTACTGATAAAGGTGGTACTGACGCAGAAGCTCTTCACACAGGAGATTTATTTCAAATAGTCCATGTTCCTGCTGATGGTACTGTAGATAAAGATTCTCAACCAGATGGTAGTCCTGCTGGATTAATTAGATTTGCTTATATAGGTCATTTAATAGGTGACCAAGACGAAGCAACACATGGTGACGGCACTGATGATACTACATGTAATGCGCATGATTCAGAAAGAGCTTATAGTGGTATGCCAGCTTATGTATTTGGACATTCTAATGATGATTCAAGTATTTATAGAATAAAAACTACATCTAAAAAAGATGTTCAATTAAAAGCTAATAATGTACAATTAACAGACTCTAATGGTCAACCTATAAATATGAGCCAAAGTTCTGTAGAGATAATTAATTTAGCAGAAGAACTAAATGTAGATAATTTCCAAATATCTACTATGTCAGAATGTAAAAGTACTGATGGAGCAGGAGGATTTGGTGGAGGATTTGGACATGAACATATATTTAATATAACAAATAGAGATTTTAGTTCAGCTAATAATTGGACTTCTGCGGCAGCTCCTAATAAATTTAATACCGTCAATAAGAGTGCTTCTTCAGGAGCTACTGAAGGAACATTTTTTACAGATAATTATTTGCTTTTATATGTAACAAGTGATGCGTCTAATACTAAAACACTATATCTTGATGGAGCTAAATTTGAAACAGGTATGGAGTCAGGAAAAACTTACAGAGTTAGTTATTCTATAGAAATATCAGCTTATACTAGCGGTACTTTGACAGTAGGAATGGGAGTAGATGCATATACTATTGATAGTGACTCTAAAAAAGATTACACTGCTACTACAGGCCCAACAACAGATTATTTTGACTTTGTTTATGATGGAACTACAGACCACGCTAGATTGCTTATACAAGCCTCAACATCTAGTGCTTTTACAGTATATTTTGATAATTTTAGTATAAGAGAAGTACAAAAGAATTATCATATGGGATATGGTAAGTTTTGGGTTGCTAATAAGAATGAGCATGATAAACTATATTTAGTTGATTTAACAAATTGGGACCTTATTGACGCATCAACTTCTAGAGTACAATCAGAAGTAATAACACTAAATTTTGAAAGACTTCATCCTACATTATTTTCATTTGATGACACAGGTGTTGATAATGGTATGGTTAGGTTACATGGAGAAATGGATGGAAGTAGACTAAGGGATACTGTTGGAGATTATCAATGGGACCCAATTCCTACAGACCAATATATATCATCTATATGCGAAACTTATTCTCATAAACCTCATTTAGGAGATGGCTCTACAAATGGAAATTCTATAGGAGACGGTAGATGGAGAGTTTGGGTAAGTTACAATAAAACTGCAGAATCCCCTCACACTAGATGGGATTTGTTTTTATTTAATTTCAGACCACAAGGTATGATAAATGAGTATTGGGGAGGCGCTTCAAATGCTAATGACGTACAAGACCCAATAGGAGTAAATAGTAATTACGAAGTTTATATGTATGATAAAACTCCTTCTTATCAAGAATGTGCACATATTACATGTGGCGCTTATAAAAATGATGAAAATAGTGGGAAAAAAGTTTACTACCCTATAGATAAATTTCATTTTTCAAGAGACGAAAGGTCTGGAAATGATGATAGAGTTAAAAACTTTCATGATGACGGTTCTAGTTCAGGTAAAGGTAGAGAACAAATGGCTGCTATAGGTGGTATGGCAGAAAGACAACATTATAATGATTATGCAGACAGTCAAAATCTTGTAAATTTTAGAAATCCTTCTGGAGAATGGATGTCTTGGAAAGTTTTTTATGGAAGCGCATTTGATTATGAAAAATATAAATTAAGCTTTGGAGGTAATTTAGGTTGGGATGCAAAACCTGGTAATAATAATTATAGGCAATGGATTAATTATAGGCATTGTTTAAAACCTCATTTTAAAGAATGGTATCATACAGGAACAAAAAGTAAGAAAACTGTCACAGAAAATGGAGTTCCAGTTGCTCATATTGTTAATATTTTTGGAAATCTAAGTGGTCGATATATAAAAGAAGGTGGAGAATTAACGGCAGAAAAATCTGACCATGATGTTTCTTGGTATCGAGCTAAGACTGCTGTAATTGAAGATTATGAAAATCAAAATGTAATGTTTACTCAACATGATTCACCTGTTGCTTTTTGCTCTTTAGAAGAAACTGCTTCAGATAGAAAAGCTGAATTTTCTTATGGAGAAATACAAGGTGCTCCAAATAATGACTCAAGCAATGTAACAAAGGCTTATAATGGCTCAGGTACAGAGACAATATTTAATGATACCGAAGCTGGTTGGCGTACAGAATCTAGTGTACCAGCTACTGTAGGATTTAGTAGATTTAACCAATACAGGACTCATCATGATTGGAATGGAAGTAAAGAAGTAGAAAAAGATGTATCAGGTCTTTCAGATATGAGAGCAGGTTATGTTAATTTAGATAATACTGGCTATGGGGGTTCATATAAAGGGGCAGATGGGTTTGGTCATTACAATAATATTACAACTACTTGGGCTACAAATCAAGAAATAAATTTTATAAATAGAGGATGGAGTACAGGAAACCATCAAAGAGTTTTTGGTCAAGGTTTTGAAATGTATTCAATAATAGAAAGAATTAATGGTTCCGAAGCTGTACCAGAAGCTACAACTGGTTTTAGTGTAAAGGATATAGGGAGTGATAATACATATGTAAATAGAGCAGGTCAGAGTAAAAGTACAATACTGGATATGACTAGAACAGCCTTTGGTACAGGATATTTAACATATAGGTGGCCACATAAAGACGACCCAGAATTAGCTGGTTCTAGTGGTAATCCTGCTAATTTTGGTGGGTATGGTTGTGAAAATGCTGGATTTTATTCTGATGTCGCTGGTTCAAGCGGTGATATGTCTGGTATGAATAATAATGGTTTTGATGGCGCTACTACTCCAGACGGTACAAGATGGGATAATAGAAAAACAGTAATGTGTTGGAATACTACAGCTTTAACTGATTCTGTTTATAAAAAAACAGATTATAGTCTTAATACTCATGACAGCTTAAATGATTTTGAAGTTTTAAATTCACCAAGAAGCGCTATGCGTGCAATTGATTTAGGTGATGATTACGAAATGAAAAGTATAAAAAGTGTTGATTTTATATCTTGGCAAAAGATAAATGCTGGAGGAACTTCTAGTAGAAAGCATGGGTATATAATTTCAGGAAATGCAGAAAAAAGTCCTATTTCTGATTCTGCAACAGATTCTACTATAGTAACTGTAATTGACCCTAAATGTATAAATTTTTATCAACAAGAAGGTTATGGAGTGAATCAAACAGATGGTGGAAATACAGGTGACAATCAAAATCTTGCTTGGAAAAGTTCTCAAAGCAAAGCCGCTAATTCAAAAATAGTTCCACTTATAAAGCAATATAAGAATAATAAAAGTGATTATTTTAAACAAATAGTAAGTTATACAAATAATGCTATGTTATTTAAAAACTTAAACCAAGGACTTTCAGATTCTCCAGTTAAATATGATAGTAATCTAGACCAAAGAACTTTTTATGCCGATAGCGGTAATGTAACTCAAGATGTTTTATTAGATGTTTATTGCCCGATAATAGTAGGTGGAACAGGAGATTATGAGCAACAAAGTATTTCTGTTTGGGCAAGACCTCAATTTAACCCAGAATTAAGTGGTACTACAAATGGCCCTCTTGATGAAGCTGCTGGAAGTAGTTATACTAAAGATTTTCCTTACTATAAATACGATAGACTTTGGAATTTTTGGTCTACTAGTGACGCTTCACCAAACAATAAGTCTGGTTACAGTGGAAGTTTTGATGTGGAAGCTGGATTTGATAGAGCTGTTTTACAGACTGGAGAAGGAATTGCTACTCATAAAAGACCTACTGAAGGTTGGGGAAGTACAGCTGGAACAACAATTTCAACTAATTCTGAAGATGGTATTTATCCAACGTATAATTCATCTACAACAACTTATTATGATGTAGACAATACTCATGAAGTTGTAGGTGCTCATACTAAATTGTATAGAAAACAATTATTGTATAAAGACCATGAAGAACCTGCTGATGTAGTTGATGGAGAAAATGTTGGTGTTGAATTTAAAGCCAATAGTGTTGCTTATTACAAACTATCTTATGTATACGATGGGTTTCAAGAAGCACCTTTAAGTAAAGCTACTTTTAAAGAACCTATTTCAGTTGATTCTAAGTATATAAAGTTAATTTTTGAAATACCTAGTTCTAGTTTTTTAAATTTAAATCCAAGAGTTACTCATATTAATATATATAGAAAAAATGAAATTAATGCTTTGTATAGGTTAGTTAAATCAGTTAGTTTAAAACCTAACGATAATCAACTTGTAAAAAGAGGTCAAATTTATAGATATAAATTTAATGACGAAAGTGTTGGAGTATCTTATGAAGGTTTAAATGGAGTTTCTGAAACATTAGATAACTTTACGCCTAACTATTCTTTATCATGTCAGTTAAATGATTTCTTGTTTGTTGCTAAAATTAATCATCCTGAAATACAAAATGGAGAACATATCATGTTACGTTCTAAACAAGGTAAGTTTTCTATATTTGATTGGTCTAATGATTTTCTTGATTTACCAACACAACCAGTAGCTATTGCGTCTTTTGCAAATAGAATTTTTATGTGGGATGAAAATAATACGTATATAATAAATCCTCAAGAAATGTACATAGAAGAAAAAACTGAAGGTATTGGGATTTTAAATAGTAAGTCATTTGTTGTGACAGATATAGGTCTATTTTTTGCTGATAGAAATAATATATACATTCATAATGGTAAAGAAGCAGTTAGTATAGGAAATCCAATACTATATAATCACAGTAGACCTGAATATCAAATAGGTTATTTAGATGCAATAAAGAAAGCAGAAACTTTAGGTTATACTCCTAGAGTTGTTTTTGATTCTCCAAAACAATGTCTGTATGTAATACTTCAAGGATTTAATGATGCAGATACTCAGAATTTTAATACAAGTTATAAAAGCCATCAATCCAGAGCTTATGCATTTACTATAAAAGATAAAAGATGGGATTATTTCTCTTGTCCAAATGTAAAATCTGTAGCAACAACTGGAAAAGGTGAAGTTGTATTTAATGATGGTTATCAAGTTTATAATTATAGAGTGGACAAAAGAAATAAAAAGGCTTTTACTTGGGAAAGTAAAGAATTTATTATGAATAGTCCTAACTTTGAAAAATCATTTAAAAGATTATATGTAAGAGGAGAAGTTTGTTTAAACACATTTAACAATTATGGAGCCCAAGCTACAGCAACTGATAATTTAGAAGGTTCAGATTGGGGATTTGGCGCTTATGAACAAGTAGATGACAATTATATAACAGAAAATGAATCTCATAATTTAAATACAGAAGATGCTTCTGAGAATGATGATTTAAAAGTTTATGTAGATGGTGTTTTAAAAACTATGAGAGTTCAAAATAGAAAAGCTCATATAGGAGATTATTTAGCAAACGATAAAACTAAAAGTATTTATACAGTAGAAACTCATTTACCTATTTTTAACACAGCTTCAAATGGTTTAAAAAATCCTGCTGGAGGAGATTTAAATGACGCTTTCTCGATATCAACAACTAGTATACCTGAATTTATGGACCCTCCTCATAGTAAATATGATAATAAAACAAAACAAGGAGAATCAAATGAATTAGTGCATATACATAGAGGTCAATATTTATATTTCTCAGGAACTGATAGCAATGGTAAGTTTTATGAGGAATTTGTTAGAGTTAGAAACATTTATTTAGATTGGTTACAATCAACTAGTGGCGAAAACGAAATTAATACATCTCCTGATTCTGTAAAAATTTCTACTTTTAGAGGACAATTAGGTACTAAAGCTGTAGATTGGTATGGAGGTGATTTTGGTACTGCTGGTGTTGAAATAAACCCAATAAGAACAGCTATGCCTGTATTAAAGTTTCCTTCTGGAACAAAAGGTAAATCTGTAAAAATAGTCTTTAAAAATCAAAAGTCTTTTATAGATTCTTTTGCAGTTACCTATAGAAAAAAAAGAATTAAATAATGAGTAAAAAAACTGTATCATTTAAGAAAATTACAAAAGGACTTAAAGATAGTTCTAGTTTCAATACTTTAGGAAAAGTTGTTGAACATAATAATTATGATATAGATGCAGGTTTTAAGCATTTAACTGAACAAGTAAATGGTTTAATTGAAAGAGTAAATGCTCCTTCAAGTAGAGCTGATGCTGATACTTATAAAGGACAGCATGGTGATATAAAAATCAACAAAATAGGTCCAAATAGGTACGAATTTTACATTAGAGGGGAAGGTGGTTGGTATAAAGATAATAATGCCTCATTTGGCCCTTTAAACAAATCAGCTCCATTAAATGACCCTCCAGTTATTAATATGACTAGCGGGCAAATAGATTATGGGTACCAAGGAAATGATAGATTAACACTTAATTTAGACCCTACTAAAATATCAACAGCTTCAGTAGCAACTCCATCTGTAAAAGCTTGGGGTAATTTAAAGTTAGAATCTACTGGACATGTTATCTTATCTCCTACAAATAATGTAGGTATAGGTACTACAAATCCTCAAACATTATTACATTTAACAGGTACAGGTGGTGCTACATCAGGAATAACATTTACAAATGCTCACGATGATGTAGATATGTATTTTAATAATAATAGTAATGATAGTGGTTTTTTTATTACTTATGTTGGTACAGGTGGTGCTGAATTAGAATTACAAGCAGATGGCGATTTAATACTTAATGGTAGTAATGGCGATAATGTAGGTATAGGTACTGCAAGTCCTACTACTAAACTTGACGTAGATGGTACTGTATCATATAAACATACTGCATTTACTACGGCAGGACCTACAGATGGTATTGATGTATCAGATACTACAGTATTAGAAGTAGATACTTCAAGTAATAATGTAACTATAGGCGGGTTTAGTGGTGGTGTAGCAGGACAAATTTTATATATAGTCAAAACAGATACAGCAAACTTTATACAATTAGAACACAATGAAAGTCCTGCAGTAGGTTCACATCAAAAGATTTATTTAACATCAGGAAGTGATGAAAGAGTTGTTGGTTATGGAGGATATACACTTTATTGTAATGGAACACATTGGTATTCATTAAGTAATCCAACAGGAGCTGCAGATGCAGGATAAAGTGTTTGGAATTTTGGAGTTTATTTTGTATATTAGATTGACGAAAACTAAAGTTAAAGGAGTTTTTGATGCACGGTAGGTATGGAGATACGCAAATAAGAAACGTTGGAGGAGAACCTTCTCATGTTAATGACACAGAAGCTCATTGGATAGATAACTATGGCCTTTTAGGTGAAGTTGCTACTCAAAGTATGGGTTCTGGAACAACTAATCCAAAAACAGGTATGAAAGAATATTTTTGGCCTCAAGTTGCGGGTCTTGCACTTCAATTTGGAGGGCCTTTGCTTGCTCAACATTTAGATAAAGGCAAAAACCAACCTACTTTAGAAGATAATATGGCTCCATGGAAATCTACTTTAGATAAACAAGTTGATTTAGGTGCAGATTACACAGACCCAAATTCACAGGTAAATCTTGATGAAGCTACAAGGATAAGGAATTTATCTAAAGATTCAGCCGCTTTTACAAGTATGATGAATAATAGAAATATAATGCAAGGTGGAGTTGGTGGATACAGTGGTATACTAGGACAAAAAAGAGAGTCTAATTTAGCTGGTATGAACATTCAAACTCAAAACATGATTAATGAAATGCTTAGAAAAAGACTTAATCAAGGAATTGGTTTGATGGGTGAAGCAGGTAAAGGCTATCAACAATATGGTGCATATCAAACAGAAAGAGATTTAGCAAGTATGCCGATTAACTTTGGTGATGCAATGGGCGGAATGGGAGCTGGTTTATTAGAGTATTTAATGAAAACTGGTGGTACTCCAGGAGAGGATAAATAATGGCTAGAATAGATTTTTCACCTTTATTAGCTCGTAATTTAGTAAGAAACCAAATGGTAAATGAAGCTGGTTTTGACTTAGGTCAATTAGCAGGAGAAAATTGGGGTAAGATAGAAGAAGGATATGATAAAGCAAAAGGCTTTGGTGGTGGTGTTATTGATAAGGTTGGAGATGTAAAAGAAGGCGTGTTTAATAAAGGAAAATCACTGCTTGATTTTATAACTAATATACCCTCAAATATAAATAAAAAAATGATTGATGATGAAGGTTTATTTCAAGGAGGAATGTCTGATAGACGATTTGGTAGATTAAAAGATGAGATGGATATAAAGAAATCTCAATTAAGAGGTTTATTAAGAGGTTTACCTAAGGAAGAAATACCTAGCCCTAGACCTGTTCCTAATTTAAATACTGATATGTGGAATAAGATTTGGTTAGACAGCCAAAAACCTGTTAAATTAGATATTCCAAAGTTAGTTGAATTTCCAACTTGGATGAAGTCAGAAGCAGAACAATTAGGTATTAGTGAAGATGCTAATGAAACAGAAATTCAAGACGCTTTAATGAAATGGAATGAAGAAGGTAGAACTACAGGGCAAGATTCGTTTAATCAATATAACTATGACTTTGGTACTGATTTAATGCAAACTCCACCTTTAAATCAACCTACAGTAAACCCTTATTCTGTACAAGGTTTTAAGAATGCGGTAGATGCTAATAATTTATATCAAGACCAAACAAATTGGTGGTTGGAGGAATAATGAGTTATCCTTTTGAAGAAAGAGCCCAAAAATGGCAAGATTATAGACAATTAAGAACTAATCAATTAGATGAGAACTTTTGGACTAAAGTAACTAAAGAAGTTAGAGATAATCCAGGTTCTATTGATACAACAAATAAAGCTATAAATTTCCCAACACATGTACTTGAGTCTTCAGATTCTCTTTGGAAAAAATATAGTGACGCAGCTATATCAAAGGGATTAAAGCCTAACTATACACAATTTTTAGAAAATTACAAACTAGTAAAAGACTATGATAATAATAAAATAACTAAACTTATAAATTCAGCTGCTACATTAGGTATAAAAACTAGAGATATTAAAAAGTCTTTAAAGGGAAATGAAGATGCTATAGCTAAATTGCAGAAAGTTATGTTAAATGCAGACCCTGAAACACAAGATTTACTAGCTCCTTATTTAACAAAAGATAAAACATTTACTGATTATTGGAAAAATATTGGTGAAGATATAATGGAAATGCCAGGAGAAAGTCCTTTATTAACTACTGTTTTAGGCGCAGGAGCTTTAGGAGCTGGTGCATATGGAACATATAGAGGAGCAAAAGGTGCTTATAACTATATGAAACCTGGAAGTGCTAAACCTAAACCTAAATCTCCTAGAGTATATGTAAAAAAAGCACAAATAGATGAAGCATATAGAAAATACCAACAAAATTATAAAGGCGATAGAAGTAAACGTCAAAGTAAAAAAGAATTTGCAAAAGACTATAGGGCTCAACAAAAAAGTAAAGTTACAACTCCAAAAGGTTGGAAAACAAAAGGTAAGGACATGATTAAAAATTTATCAAATCTTAAAATTAGAGGTGTTCCTGTAGGAAAAATTGTAAATGCTGCAGTTTATTTAAGTCTAGCAAAAGATATAGGCACAAGTCTTACATCTAACGAGGAGTAATCTATGGCTGTAAACCCTTATGGTTTATACGACTATAGTCAACAACCAGAACAACCACAAGGTGATAAAGCAGCTACTCAAGCTGACTTTAAACCTCAGTATTCTAAATCACAATTAAAAAGACTGATTAGTGGATACAAACAAAACCCCAAAAGATATAACCAAGAAGCTATAGACAAGATAAAAAAGCATGCTATTTATCATAATGTAGGCTTTTATGAAGGTGAGTTTAGCATTGGCGAAGCTTTAAAGCAATTTGGAGGTGGTTTATTAGAAGGTTTTACAACACTTGGTGCTGTAGACCCACCTGATAATGAATATGAAGCAATAGCACGTAATGTAGGACATTTATTAGGGTTTGCTCCTAATATGATGGCTAAACCATTAAAACTACTTGGACTAACTAGAGCTGCTAATGCTTTAGGTGGTATAAGGTCTATACCTTTAGGAGCAGGTGAATACGCTACTAAGAAAATATCAAAAGTTATAAGCCCTGTAATGAAAACAGCTTTAGGAGGAAGAGCAGACGCTTCTGGTGTTGTTGCTAAATTCCTTACTTCTGGAGCTACAAAAAGTGTTGCAGAAGAAGGATTTAAACTTGGTGTTGCTAGTGCTGTAAGTAACTGGAAACAAGGTGTAGATGGTATGATTGAAGCTGGTTTAGGTGGAGTAAAATTTGGTGCCGCATTTGGTGCTTTAGGTAATATAATACCTGGCAGAGGTAAATTAGCATATGCTCAAAGAGCCATTGCTGGTTCTATATTTCAAGGATTACCTGCTACACAAAGAGGAGCAACTACTCCCGAACAAGTATATGAATATTTACTTGGTGCATACTTTGGTGGTGGAGCTGTAAGTCATGTACAAAAAGCAAAGCAAGAATTTTTTACTAAAATGCAAAAAGAGGCTTATGGTACTGGTAATAAAAAAGCCAACTATAAATTAAGAGCCACAGAAGACCCTACTCTTGTTGAAGGATGGAGTGAACTTGCTCCTGAATATAAAGAGGCTATAAGAAAAGAAATGAATGACCCTAAAAGTGTTCATTATAATCCTGACCCAGAAACAAAAACTGCAATGCAAGAAATAATTGCAAAAGAAATGGGTATTGAGCCTGATAAAACTCAACTTTCAGAAAAAGGTTGGGAAAGATATGTAAAAATGACTGAAGAAGTATCTCTAGAAAAAGCTCGTACTGGTTTAGCTAGAGACACTGAAAAGGAGTTAAATAAACTATACGAAGAGAAGGCTACATTAACTGATGATATAGTTAAATCTCAAAAGAAATTAGATAAACTTGGTGGTGCAGATAGGATAATTGAAGAACAAAATTTAGAAGCTTTAAAAAGTGAACTTAGTAAATTAAAAGCAAAAGAAAAAACACTTCTTGATTTAAATCCTTATGAATTTATTGATAAAGAAACAGGGGAAATTAGAGTAGAAGAAAGAGTTAATGATGGTAATGATATTGGAATGCTATCTAATATGGATTTATTTAGAAAGTCTGAAATTTTTGTTCAAGATAATTTAAAAGAAATTTGGGATAAACCTTCGTTTAGTCCTTCTACTAAAAGAAATGAAGTTATTAGGTTAACTAATTTTATAGACAGTATAGTTAAACAAGAAAAATATAGTAGAAAAAATCAAAAAGTAAATACTGAAGAACTTGTTAGAGAAATAGAGTCTACTTTAAAAGATAAAGAAAATATTGATATAACTATAGATGAAGCAACAAAGGATAACTTTAGACAATGGTTAACTCGTAAGAATTTTGGTGAACCAGTAAAATATTTGAATGTTTCTGGAGCTGACCCTAAATCTAAGTCTATTAAAATCCAAATAAGAGGAGAAGATGGTTTTACTTTAGCTGGTAATAGGAAGCAAAATATAGAGCCTAAGATGGAAGTACAAAGAGCTTTAGAAGAGATGTTAAATATATCACCTGATAGTCCTAATAGACCAGATTCTCATTATGTATTTGACAATATTACTGTAAGAGGTACAAAAGGAGAATTTAAAGATTTAACACTTAGTCAATATAGAAAGCATTTAATAAAAGAATTTAAAGATGATGGAATAAAAGTATATAATAAGTTTATAAAAAAAATGCATAAAGATATGTGGAAAAAAGGTTTTTATCCTTTTGGAGGTAAAGGTGATAATGATACTATAATATATATTAAGAAGCACCCAGATATGAATAATGGACCTAAATTGTATTATATTAATAGCTTTTTACAGAATTATTTATCTAAAGGTAAAAATGCAAAATATTTTAACGATGCTTTAAAAAGAAATAAATACTTTTCTCAAAAAGAAGCTAGGGAAATGTATTTAAATAATATAATGTGGGATATTTCTTTAAACGGATTTAAACCTAAAACAGCTACTGAATATTCAAAGGTTTTAAAACGACTATTTGAAGGCGAGGGATACATTAAAAATGCTACAGCTTGGAATAAGCGTCAACAAATATGGTTTACTCCAACATGGAAAGCTGATAAAGATTTTGTAGCAAATCACTATGGGGAATATTTATCTAAATTAAAACAAGGTGAAAGAAATAATGTTAGTGAAGATTTTTTAAATGCTGTAGAAAATGGTAATGTAAGGTATATAATAGCAAGAGATTTAGACCCTAAATTATTTAAGTTAGTAAAAAATAAGCTTAAAAGAATTAAAAAACTAAATAAAGATAGCAAAAATACTGAGTATGGCGAAAATGTAGATGGTATGACTATTGTTGAAGATAACTATCTTAATTCTCTAATTAAAGATAGTGGGTTACCTGAGAGTGGACAAAGTAAAAATTTTATTGTTAGTCCTGATGCTGAAAATGGTGCATTACTTGGTAAACATATGATGCATAGTGCAGGACCAGAAGCTTCCAGACAAATGCGTAAAGCTGGTATACAAATGATTATGCAAGAATCAGCTGTTAAACAAAGAGGTGAACGTAAAATAACTGATTATAAAATTGAAAAAGATGAATTAATAATAGATGACCCTAATTTAATATATGAAATGCCTTTAGAAAATATAAAATATGGATACAATGTAAAACAATCAAATACTATGGCAGGTTATAATCCTGATGGTAGTACTCATAGACACGGTATACCTAAGCAGTTGTTAATGGCAATGGCTCAGAATACTCATAAACCATTTTCTCAGAAACTAATTGAAGATTTCTTTAATGAAACTTTGTATAAGAAGTATGAAGGTGATTCTAAAATTAATGAGGTATATAAAGAGTATGTAGAAAACCCTGAGTCTAAAGTATTATTAAATATATTAGAAAAGAATGTTGATAAACTAGGTATGGATAATTTACTTAATGCAATAAATGGTACACCTACTGAGTTTACAGACATAGCTTATATGCGTTTAATGAAGATAAATAGAGATAATGTTGCTTCTAGAGTTCAAGAAGGTGAAATAACTGCCGCTGAGGGAGAGAAAATACTTGATAATATAAACGAATTTAACAGTTCTACAGACAGGATTGTAGAAGCTGCAAAAGATTGGTCTCAAAGTGAAAAGTTAGCTGGTAGACCTGGCAATATAAATACTGTATTATTACATAAATATATAAGGCCTTATAGATTTCAAGTTATAAGAAACTATGTATTTCAATCACTTAGTAAGCCTAAAATTGGTAACAGTGGTGTAGCTAGAATGAGAGGTTATGATAAGTGGTTTAGAAAAGATGACAGATTTAAAGAATTAGAGACAAATGATGAGATATTCTATCTAGATAACTCATTTAAAAAAATGCCGCTTAAAACAACCGTTTCTGGCCACGAAAACACTACTTTAGAAAGACTTTGGAAAGCATATGAATCAGGCGAATTAAAAGGCAAAGAATTAAAGAAAGCAGAAGACGCTTTAACAGCATTAACAGTACGTGTTCCTATGGACTCTGTTAGTGGTGCTCAACGTATGAAATTTGGTGGATTTACAGAAAGAAATGGCCATGGTATACTAATGCATTCAAGAGCTATGAGAGCTGAAGGTGGTGCTGACCTTGATGGTGATGAGGCCTTTATATTTTTTGCTGGTAGAGAAGGAGCAAAAGGTGGTGGATTTAAAAAGAAATGGATAGACAAGTTTCATGAAAATAAAGATGAATATTTAGATAAGGATGGTGTTATCCCTGATAGAAAGAAAGGCTTTGTTCCTGTAGAAGTAAAGGGTAAAAAACTTGTAAAAATAGAAACTGTGCCATGGTATACTCCTGAAACATTAAAAGCAAATCCAAATAAAATTTATTTGTTTAGCGATAATTTAGCAAAGATTGGAAGAGGACCTAGAGCTGGTCAAGCTGTAATAAGAGACGAACCTAATGCTCATGGTATTCCAACTAAAAAAAGTCCAAAAGAATTTATGACTGATAAAGAATACGATTCTAATATAAGAGCTATAGATAAAGCTTTTGCCACTATTCCTAAGGGTAAAACTATAGTTCTCCCAGAAGATGGGTTTGGTACTGGTAGAGCTCAATTAAAAACTGAAGCACCTAAAACTTGGAAATATTTACAAAAAAAATTAAATGAATTAAAAAAAACAATTAAAAAAGAATTTAAAGAAGGGAAAACAACTTACGAAGAGTATTTAACAACTCAAGATAGCTTAAAAGATACAGGTATTGACCCTGAGGCTAGGGACAGTAAAATTTGGCAATATGACAGTCAATGGAGACAAGATATATCTGAAAGAGCAGTTGAAGGTCGTAATTTACTTGGTGGGACAGTAAGTATGACTCAAGTATTAAAGTCTGCTCACAATTCTATTTTACAATTGCCTAATAAACAAGATAATTTTTTTAGAATGGTAAAAGCTGCTTATGGTAAAAAACCTTATAAACAAGAAATATCTATAGAAGCAAGGACTAATGAAACTGAATTAAAAAATGCAAGACAATTAGCTTCTTCTATGATTGCATTTACTTCTGACCCGTTAGACGTTGCTGGTTTAAGAGGTTATGCTGATTATGCAGCTAAATTAGGTAACGCTTATTTTAAAGTAAAGATTGATGGGAAGAATATTAAACTAACAAATGAGAACTATAACATTTTAAGAGACAGGCATAGTGTAATAGGTCAATTGTTTGAAACAAATGCGGCATTATATGGAAGAGATTATATTAATAATAAATCTTGGAATGCTCAAGAAATAAAATCTAAGACAAATCATTTTAATAATAACAAAGGTTTAGGTTTAGAAAAAGCTCAAAATTCTATGTTGACTAAAATAGGTAAGTTAGCTAATACAGTTGATTTATACGATAGTCCTTATAAGAATATAAATGTACCATTTTTATTTCAAATGTATAAAGAGCATAATAAAGTTGTAGAAAGCTTTCCTGAGTTTAAGGCTCTTTTAAAAAACTTAGAAGTCCCTTTTAATGATGCTGTAAGGGCTGTAGCTAGTTCTGGATTATGGAAAAAAAGCGTTTTAGATAAAACTGCTCACATAACTAATATAAAAGACTTTAACAAAATAATGGCATCAAAAGGTAGTCCTTGGAGAAAAGGCAATGCAAGACATTCACAAATTAGTGGCAGGAATAAATCTCGTGTTATAAATAGTGAAGAATATAGAAAAGATTTACTAAAAGAGTTTGTTAAATTCTCTGAAGATATACTGACTCAAGACGTTAGTGATATGGTTTCATTTAGACAGGTTTATCGTTTTTATAATAATAAAGATATAGGGCCTGTATTATTTCAGAAAATACTAAAAAAAGTTAGTGATTTAAGGCGTAATAGCTATTTACAAAGAAAAGGTATAGGCGAAGAAGATTCTGTAGGTGAAATTGATGGAATTAAAGTTCCTAAAAGTGGAGAAAAAGCTATTAGAAAAGCTTTTGGTAGTTTAGAACCTCCTAAAGGCAAAGAAAGAAGTTCTACATTAGACCAGGCTCAAATAGATGCTGAAATAGCTAATTTTAAAGCAACGCTTCCTAATAATAGAGCTCAAAAAATGTTTGATATGCTTATGTTAGGTACATTTAGAGATGGTACAACTGAAACTTCTATAAGTAAACTAGGCCTATCATCTAAAAGTGTTGATAAAGCTAGTGTTGTTGATTTTATTGGAGATTATGCTAATATAATGAACAAGGCATATGAAAGAGTTAAACCTGATAATAAATTTGCTGAAAATATTGAAAAAGGTGAAATGGTAGAAAAGGATTTACCTGAAAATACTATACTTGAAGACACTACTACAGGATATGAAGGATTACATGGTAAAGGCACTAAAAAAGAGATGCCAAAAGAAGTTAAACAACAACTTACTGAATTAGTGGAGCATTTAAAGTTTTATAATGGTAAAATAGGACAAAATTTAAATGAGGTTGTTAGAGGTATATTAGGTAAAGATTTTAATGCTTTATCTTATAAGGATTTTATAGATTTAAATAATTACTTTAAAGAGCTTCAAAGAGGTACTATATGGCAAAGATTATGGGGAGATAAAAAGCCTACTCTTAAAAAAAGATATACATACATGTTTCCTCTTACTATAGGTAGAGAATCTATGAAATATGACATAGAATTGTTAAAGAAGAGAGGTTTATTTGTCACAAAAGCAGGAGAAGTTTCAGCTGGTGACATGCAAATACCTAGTAATTTTTCAGAGAAATTGCAACATGCCGTTACTTTAAGTATGGATAAAGCTCAAGCTAAAGGTGAAGAGGAAGTTGGTGTTCTTAGAAAGCAATTAGAGTTTTTAGATTCTTTACCAGAAGGTGAATTATTTAGACGTATAGCTGTTAGAAAGATTGAAAGAGACGGTAATATAAGTAAACTTTTATCTTCTGATAAAAGACTAAGTAAACAATGGGCTAATAATTATCTAAAAGAATATAATAAAGAAGTAAAGGATAGTGATTATAATAACATCAAAAGAAATATGTACAGAATAACTTCTCCTGAGACGTTAAAACGTATTGAAGTTTCTGGTGAGCAATTAGTAGAGCAAATTGAAGGTATATACAAAGGTCATTTTAAAAAGATGCATAATATTATATCTGGTAATAAAAAGTTATTAGATTCTTATCATTTAAGGAATAAAAAAGGTGAAAAACTTTATTGGGATTATTATGATTTTGCTGACTTTGCTGGTAGAGAAAAACCTATGGAAGCTATATATGATTATAAAAGATTTGTAAAAGATATATATAAAGCTTATGAAAAAGGTGAAGATATAACAACTGAATTTGGTATAGACGGGTTAAGACAAATTGCACGTTCTATGATGATAAAGCTTCATGATGTTAAAAAACAAAGGTTTAAATCTAGAAAAAAACTTAGAGAAGAAATATATTTACCAGAATCTACTGGCGAAATAAAAGAAGGATACTGGCCTCACATGTTTTTTGATAAAGGTTTAGCTACTAAAGCATTAAGAGAAGCTGCTAAAACTATTTACGAATCTAATTTGCCTAATTCTGAAAAACAAAAAGAGCTTGAAAAAATTCAGTGGCGTACAAAAACTTTAACTGGAGATTGGATTACTGGTACTGAAAATTGGGAAGCTTATGATGCTACAATTGACCCTATGAGAGCTCAAACAAAAAATACTGATAATGTTACTTGGTTTAAAGCTAACCAAATGACAGGTTCAATGAGACAAAGAACAAGCCATATCCCAGGTTGGTCTATTGACGCTACTGTAGCTGAAACTTATTCTAGAAATATATTTAAAACTTATTATAAACAATTAGCACAAATATTATCAAGAGATATTCTTGTTGATTATGACCAAATGGCTTTTAAAAAGGGATGGGATAAAGTTGAATTTGACCATAAAACAGGTAGAAGTTTAAAAGATAGATGGGCTGACCATTATAAGCTTTATGTACAAGATGCTATGGGCCACCCTAGTATTATACCTGATTATATGATTAATGACCCAGGTATGAAGCTTAAAGGTACTCCTTATGCTTGGTGGGCTGATAATAAAGTTAGAGATAGAGTAAATAAAATTGCTAAAAAGATTGGGTTAAAAGAAGATATTCCAGGTATGGGCAAGTTTAGTGTTCAGGATATTGCAAGATGGTCTAATCTTGAAGCTAAATATGAACTAATGTCTTTATTAGCACACCCTAAATCTATGATAAATAACCTATTTGGTGGTTCTATGCATACCATTCAAAGTGCAGGTGCTACTGCATTAAAGAAAGCTAGAGATTATAATTTTTTAAGAACAATTAATCCAGAATGGACTAGTAATCAAGCTATTTTAGATTTTGTTATTAAACAGGGTATTTTTCCTGAAATGTTATCTAATGAATGGGGTATGCAAAAAGAGTTTCAAAGTGCAAAGTCTAAAAATTTCTTAACTGATTTAACTAAACGTATTACTAATGAAGGTAAAGTTGATAAAAATACTTTAAGAGAGCTTGCTGATAAACATAAAGTAGGTTCTCGTTTATTAGAAATTGCTGCTAAATCTATGTCGATACCTGAAATGGCCCTTAGAAGAGATGCTTTTATGGCTCATTATATTAAAGCTTGGGAAATGTTTGGTGGCGCTATAACTCAGCATGACCATCCATTTTTAATTGAAATGGCTAAGAAAGGTGTAAAAGCTACACAGTTCTTATACAGTGCTCCTAGTCGTCCAGCCTTTTCCAGAACAGCTCTTGGTAAAGTAATGACACGTTTCCAATTATGGTCTTGGAACTCTGCTAGATTTAGAAATGATGTTATAAGAGAAGCTCGTATAAGGGGTTATCGTCAAGGTACTCCAGAATATGAAAAGTTTAAAAGAACAGCACAAATAGATTTACTTGTATACTCTCTTGGTAGTGTATTTGCTATGAGTTTATTTGATAATGCTATACCAGCTCCTTTAAATCATTTTAAAGAAACTACTGAATGGTTATTTGGTGATGAAAATACTAGGAATAGAGCATTTTGGGGTACTTATCCTACTGCTATAGCCCCTCTTCAAATTATAACTCCTCCTATTACTAGAGGACCTATAAGTATGTTAAAAACTTTAACAGATGATAACTATAATAAATTCTTTGATTATCATTTATATACTTTATTTCCATTTGGTAGGGTTGCAAGAGATATATCACCTTGGGCTAAAGGTAATATTTTAGATAACCCTTATAGAACTATAGAAAAGTTTACTGGGATTCCTTACGGTGATATTCAAGGTGAAAGAGCTAAGCTTAAAAAAGAGATGAGTTATCATCCTACTTATAATAATGCTGAATCTTTAAAGGCTCAATTAGAAGATTAGTTTTTTTGAAATGCGTCTAATATCTTAGTCAATGCATCTACATCATTAAAACAGTCTACATGAATTAATATATAACCCATTTCTCCATATGAGCCATCATCATTAACAAATCCATACTGAAGTTTTAAGCATGGTTCTAAAACATCTATATCTTTACCGCATTTATCGCAAAAGTCCATAGTATAACTTACTACTATTCTTCTGTTTTTACTACTTCTTTTTCTTCTTTTGCTGGGAATTTTTTTTCAAGATATTTTAAAAAAGCATCTTTATCTTCTTTAAAGTTGATATAAGCATCTATTATATTTTCAGTACTTACTGATAATTGTTCTAAATATTGAAGTTTTTTTCCAATAAATGCTAAAGCTGTTTCTATATCTTTACGGGTTGGTTTACCCTTATTATTTTTTCTCGCCATCTTTTGACCTCTCATTGTATACAATAAAGCCTTTTTTTACAATATCTAAAGCTTTTTTGTCTATTGTTAAGTAATCTACAAATTTTCCGTTACCTTTATGAATCATTATTTTATTTACTTTTATGTAACATTCTCCATTTTCTTCTATTAAATCAGAATCTTCCATATAATAAAATAAACTATCACCTTGTGCCATTATTCTCTCCTTCTTGAGACAGAAAGCTTTCGAGCTCTTTTGTATAGCTCTCAGCTTTCTTCCTCAATTGTTTTTCGCCTTTTAGCTCACGCTTAAGGTCTGTAATCATAACTTGTTGTCTTCTATTGACTCTTGCAAGTGCTCTTACTTTATCACAGCAATTCATCAATGCTTCGTGTGTTTCCAAAGGGTCCAAGCTTGAATACCTCCTTTAATTTGGCTTTATGTTTAGGTTTGGGTGTTCCATATGGAAAGTTTAAAAAGCACCATAAATCATATACTTTATGATGTATGTCGTTGTCTTTGAACTTTCTAAATCCATATGCAGGTTCTTTCATCCACTTTCCTTTTACATACAACCCATAAATGTTTACTATAGGTGTTTCAGGGAATATTTTATTCCATAAATCTCTATACATAAGTTGTTGTATTTCGTGGGATTTCCTGTAGTCTCCAGTTTTTATATCAACAATAGATAAACTGCCATCTATTTCTGCTACAATATCTGGAGTGCCTGCCCAGGGCATGTCTTTGTGATATAGGAATATCTCTTGACACATTACAGTTGGTTTTACTTCATAGTACCATTTCTCAAAGCTCATTAAACACTTTTGTGTAAATTCATCTGTTGCTTTAATTTCTCCATTGTTTAATAACATCTCAATGTTTTCATGTACTATTGTTCCTCTTCTAGCTGCTTCATCTCTTAACTTTTCAGCATTCATACCATTTTTCATAAGCCATTCATCAAAGAACTTACCCTTTGCACAAGATTCTCCTATGATTGTAGTTACTGAAGGTTTCCAATTTAAGCTTTTGCCTTGAGAATACCAACGTCCTGCACTTTCATGTCTTTTTATCTTTAGACTATTAATATAGTCATCAATCATTAGTTTTTTCATTGAGTCTCCTAACCCATTGATTACTAACACTTTTATCTTTGATTGAACTCAATCGTGGTGTTATGTCGTCTCAAGTTTCGGCATATCCGCATATATTGCAAACATAACCACAGTCCCCTCCTGAGACGACATTACCACATTGTAAACAGTTTACTTTTTCCATAATTTCCTATAAATTGTTCTTGTTGATACCTTGAAGAGTACCGATAATTTACTAGGTTTATACCCAATATACCAAAGAATATTTATAAGAAATTTATCAAATCTGTTTAATTTTCTCATTCTACCTACCGTCGCTTGGTTTAAAGCGTTTTACTGATGTTAGTTGTTGATAAAGCCACCAACATCGACCATTGTCAGTAGCGTCTAATATTTTCTGTTTTCTTTTGTTAAAAAGCTTTAGACTAGCTTTTTTTTCTGCTTCTGTTAATGCCATCTATTCTCCTAATTAAAAACGTCTGATTTTGCAAGTTTTCTTAATATATATCCTTGCACTCTGTCGTCTTGTTTTTTGACCCATTTGATAAATGTTCTATACTCTTTATCAGTAAGTGGGCCTTTTTTTGTGTTACAAGATGCACATATCATTTGAAGGTTGCTCTTAAATGAACCTCCTCCAGATGATATTGGGTGTTTATGGTCACATACCATATTTGTTACATCTAATTTCTTTTTACAATATCTACAAGGTTTGCTATATGCTGCGTATAGCATTTCACGTATTTCAGTTAAAGATATGTTAAATTTTACTTCATACTCTTTACTTCTTTTCTTTAAAGAA